AATTCTATACTATCAATAGTAGTTATAGAATTAACAGATACATTTGAAGAAACCCCACCACCAACTAAATACCTAACAGTAATAGTTGTATTTGCTGGAGAAGTTCCATATGTTTTCGTTTTTAAAAAATTAGTAGGGTCAAATGATTCTTCCAATCTACTAATAGAATTTGGTAATCCCAATCCAACATTTTTAAGATTTGGAATTAATTGTTCATCACTAGCCGTTGGGTCACCAGCTCCAAACTGAATAGTTGTTGTACTATCTGGATTAATTACAGTTACAAATCTTTTTGGAGTTTTAATAGTTTTTAAAATGTATGGGACTGTTGATTTGAATTGATATAAATCAGGATCATTAGCTTCCGTATTTGGATATTGCATAAAAACCATTTCTTGTGCTAAATACGGAACTTCATACCATTTATTATTATTTGAATCTCTACAATCTATTATTTGAATAATATCAGTTTCAGGCAAATCAATTGATTGATATGGTGAGTAACTACCAAATGTTATTTCTTGTTTAACTTCAGTACCAGATATACAATCTATATATTTTTTAGCTAAATAATAGGTTGGTTCTCCTGTAAGTGAATCTCTTTCATATACAGTAATTTCTCTATCCATTTCATCTGAAAAATCTATTATATCTGTTGTTATGAATTGAGTACCATTATCAGATGATGAAGCTTTTAATCCGGATTTTATTCTAATATAATATTTTTCATCTGGTTTATTGTTTATACCCAATCCAATTGATGGTACTAATTGATAAACAGATAATTTTGTTGTTGCCGGTGATGATACATTTGGCTTATATCCCAAATATCTTGCTAATGGAATTACACTTTCGATATCATCAGCATACATCATTAACGATTGCTTAAACGTATCATCTATATAATAAGATAAAGTATCTCCAATATAAGATGCCATTTCAATGAACAACATACCAGGAGATGCTTCACTAAAATCATTATATGTTTTTGGAAAGTATGTTTTAGAAAATTCTATTAAATTATCTTTAAAAGATGCAAAATCTTTATTAAGATATTTTATATCCTTTCCTTTATTTTTAAAGTTTTTATTTATAGTGTTTATTGCCATATTATTAAGGTTTTACCGCAAAGTCTACTTTAAAATTTTGCTGATTATATTTTGCTGTAAATACAATTGATACATTTATTGTATTGTTATCTTTATCTGTATCCTCCGATGTTATCTCTATTGAATCTATTAGTAATTGAGGTAACCAATAATTTATAGCGTTTTCAATTGTATTATATATCTTATCTTCCAATTCTTCATCGTTTGGTTCAAATAACAATGATTGCAATCCACACCCAAATGTAGGAAGACCCAAGCGTTCGCCTCTATTTGTAAGTAATAAATTTTTTACATTTGATTTTAGTTGTTCTAAATTATCATATGTTTGGTTAAATGTAGCAGTACCCATTTGTAATGGCAATGATAATCCTATTGCGTAATCACTTATGCTTTTATTATTACCTGTTACAATATATTGTCCTACTATTACTGCCATTATTTTTTGTTAAATCTTTTTACAAGTTCTGAATAATCTCTATTTAAAGCTTTATCTAATTCAGGTACACCAGTGTTTACCCCTAATCCAGTTGGAGAAGGTCCTTTTGCTAAATCACCATATCCCATTTTTTCAGCTATTGCGGTTCTACCTACGATTGAACCCATATCACCCTGCCCAAAGCTCATTGTTCTATAACCATCACCAGTTGAAGGTGACATTGCGGTTTCGTTTAGAATTTGGTTAATCATTGGGTTTTTACTAAATTGCTTTGTAGGTGCTACTTTAGAAGCCACAGACTCCATAATAGGTTCATCATCTAACATAGCTTTAGCCATTGATAATCCAGTATTTTTAGGTTTTACAGCAGTTTGTTTACCTTCTGCTATAAGTTTTTTCATTTCAGCCTTCACTGTTTCCTTAATTAATGCTGGAAGTTGTTCTTTTAATTCCTCTTTAATAAGGATTTGGATGGCCTTTAATAGTTTGTCAGTATCCATATTGTCTTATTTGTTATGTTTATAAATATTTGAATTGTTATTTTTAAGATTATACTACTAATAGCTGAATATTGTTCCTCCTTTTACTACCGATTGTGGTTTACTTCTTAAATTAAATAGGTAATTTATATTAGTACCTTCCGTATATGCTCCTTCACTATTTGATGTAAATAGTGTGAAAGCCTTAGGAACATCTTTTAATATCTTAGATGCAGCTCCATATATTGAAGTTGCTGCGGATGTATTAGGTCCATTTATATATTTGGGGTTTGGGCCTGGTGCCTTTCTAGTACCGGTAACAGGTTGGAATTGCCAAGGTTGATTTATTATATCCGTAACAGTTTCAAATTTGTATCTTGTATTTCGAATTCCCAATGGTGTAAAACCTATTCTAGTTCTATTTAAAATTACACCCATAACCCAAGCCCTTTCAGTTTGGTTTGGTGATGATTCAGCGTTAGTTAGGGCTACTAAATTATTCCAATCATCATCTGACATTGGTTTTCCTAAATAAGCTTCAGCTGCTTTTCTAGCCTCATCATTAGTTGCTGTAAATGTAGTTTGTGCAGTAGTACCTGGTGCACTTATAGGACCTGATGCTAATTTTATATATTCCTCCATAGAAATACCCGTTCCTATTAAATCTTCTTCTAAATTATATTCAGGTATTGCAAATACACGACCTGTTATTCCTTTAAATTTAGTTTTTTGCGTTGGTAAATTAGGAATATCTTCTGGATTTATAGGTTTTTCAGGAGGAACATCATACCCTTTCCATTTAGCAAGTCCGGGTAAGGGAACTCCTAAGCTGGTAGAATATGATGTTAAACATGTAGCTTGTCCTTCTACTGTCAATAAATGTTCTTTAGCTAATTGTATAAAATCATCTACTAAAAGTATTGGCCTGTTATTTGGATTTATGATTGACATTACTTATAACGCATTTTTTACAATATTTGCTATTGTTTCATGTTGTGACTTTGATGGGTGCAATCCATCAGATAATTTACCTATTTCAAATTTTCCTATAAATTCTGCATTTTTTATATCAGTTTTTAACAATTGTTGATATTTTTTATATTTTTCTATCATAGGAATATACAACTTTTTATCTTTAACATATATTGTAGTTGGTATTTTAGTATAATCGGTAGCAGTATCTGTATTATATCCTATTATAACAATAGCTTTAGCCCCAGATTCATTTATCAAATCTACCATTTTTTGAACATTACTTAATGCTCTTTGAGTTGATATTGAATCATTAAATGAATCATTCACACCACCATATATGTAAACTTTGTTATATTTTGTTGAAGCTAATTTATTTGGTAAGTTATCAAGCATCCATCCCGTTGTTTTACCTCCAATTGCCAATACATCAACAACTATATTAGGATGTTTTTTAGCTATAACCATTGGATAGCTAATCGAACCAGCTGTTATCGAATCACCAACAAATAGAATAAATTCTTTAGTGTCGGATTCAATACGTTTTGCTGTTGTATCTTTTGATTTTTTATTTGTATCTGTACTATCAGTTGGTGGTGGTGCAGGTGCTTGCGATTTTGTTGATTTCCAAACTCCAGGTTTAATAACCACATTACTACTTGCTACTAAATTTGCAGTTGCGGATGCAGCTATTTGTTCAAATGTTACAACAGGTGGAGTAATTATACTTAATTGAGCATTTGTCCAATATTGAATAACACCCTTACCCATTTCACCAGTTAAATCATATGGTACTCTTGAATTTAATCCGTTTGATAGAGCTCTTTCAAATATTCTAGTCATACCTATAACATCACCCTTAACTAATGGAATTTTATTTATTAAATCACCACCTCTACGTATGCATGCGTCATATTCTGTAGCATATGTACGTGCTACTAATTTTATGTTATTAATATTCTCTGGTTGGCTTACAACATTAAGTACATTTTGTCTAAACAGTTCCCAAGACATATATTAAAATTTTGGAATATTGGAAGATAGTGAATCTGCTTTAGATTTAAAATCAGATGCCATAGATTTTGCAGCTTCTAATTTTGATTTAGCTTCTTCTATTTTTGACATTGCTTTTTCTTTTAAAGCTTTAGCTTCTTCTATCTTAGCCATTGCTTTTTCTTTAGCTGCTTTAGCAGCTTCCATCTGAGCCTTTATATCAGCTGCTTTTTTAAATTTTTGAGGAACGGGTATTTCTTTCATTTTGGGCTTTTGGGGTTTTCTAAGCCTTAATGTTTTTAAATTTGGTATTTTTGGTATATCGGGCTTTTTGAATGCATTTTTTAATTTATCTGCCATTTCTGCGGCTTTACCACCCAATTCTTTAACATTATTAAAAGCATCTTTAGCGTCGGATACTCCAGGAATACTATCTATTTTTGAACTAGCATTTGAAATTAATTCATTTGCTTTAGATTTTGCTAAATCCTTTGCGTCATTTAAAACTTCCATATTATGATGTTTGATTTCGTTTACTTAATAATTCATTTAATCTATCGTTTAATTCAATAAAATCATTAAAATTTTGGGGGCCCAATGCACTTGGTCCTGAAGGAGTTAGGTATTGTTGATTTAAAATAGCTACTATTAAATCTGCTAATAAATCTACTAATTTATTTCCCATAACTAATGGTTCTCTATCAACATCACCTAAGAATATACCACCATTACCAGTATGAAATGCAACATCTCTATCATTTGTTAATATATTAATATTTCCACCAACACTAATATCAATTCCTAACTTATTATCAATAGACATTGCTCCATCTGAAATAAACCCATAATTTTTCTTAGAATAAAATATCATTTCGGCTGATTTTGCTGATAAAATTATTCTTCCAGAGTTTATTAATAATTGGTGACCTATTAGTTTAGTAGGATAATCGTTAAATGAATCTGGTTTAGTTTCAAAATTACTACTTCCTTTGTCATCAACTACACCAGGTATAAATGGTAATTGATATTGATTTGATGTCATAGCTATTATACTACCATCTGAATTTACATTTTCATCAATAGTTGTATCAAGTGGTAATTTTTTACTTATTTCACTTTCAGAATTTCTTAAAATTAATGTAGGAGAATATGTATTTTTTGGATTATTATATGCGGAAAAACGTAAAGATTGTCCAAATCTAGATTCAAATACACTATCCCCTTCATATAATTTTAACTTATGTACATCTGGCGTAAATTGAAAATAGTTTCCAAGTTTATCCCATTTTTTACTTGAATTTGTATTTGTATTTGATATTTTAGTTTTGGTTTGATTTCTATAATCATCAGCGGATGATGCATTTGTTGAATTAGTTGCCTTTGAATTTTCAAATAAAAATGAAATTTCATTTATTGCAGCAGATGCATTTGTATTTTGCGATTGATTTATTCTTTTATAAAATCTACCAAGTCCAGTGTTTATTATTTCTATTTTCTCATTTATGGTTGGTAAATCCTTAATGTTTGATTCATATGGTTTAGCCCAAGTTAAATCCGTCCAAGGTGTGGATGTATCATCATATAATCTATATACAACACTACCAATATCCGCCATACTTGCTTTTCCATCTTTTATTTTGGGGTGATTTTCATCTAATATAACATCATATACAATAGCAATACTAGAAGCTCTTGATATAGAACTTTCTTGTGTTATTGCATTTGCGGTCATCTGTCTGCCCGAAAGTATCTCTCCCATATTATTTCATTTTCTTTTTTAGTTCCTCCATTTCAAATTCCAAATCATCAACTCTTTCAACTTCTTGCTTAGTATCTTCTAAATCTCTAAGTAATTGTTCTTTTTCAAATGGAGATAGGAATCCTTCCTGTCCTTCAGTCTTTTTATCAGCTGCCACAATCTTAGTTGCAATAGCTGCTAACTTAACTAAATGGTCATCGTTTCTAATTGAACTATCTATTAGTGAATTAATTAATGGTCCTAAGTTTCCCATATCGCTTGGACTTCTAACCATATTTTTTAAATCATTGATTAAATCGCTGATTCTTGCTTTCTTATGTACTTGGTTGTTGTATATATCCTGAAA